TGTCCAAGCTGTAGATCTGTTAAGCCTTTTAAATTGTCTAGCAAACTAAACACACTAACGTTGTCGACTCTTGCTTGATTTAATAAAACAATGGCTGTGCTTTTAGCACTGTTAGGATCAAATCCTCTCTTTTGAAAAAATGCAATAGTAGCATCTATTTCTGCCGCTGGAAAACTTTGTTGTCTTTGATAAAATTTATCAAAGAATTGTTTAACTATTGTAGAACTGTCTACTACGTCCGATGATGGTAAATTTGTTCCGTTCATTATTGACTCACGTTACTTGGAGTTGCGGCTGTGGTGTTAGCCGTTGTTGTATTTGTTGGAAATGCAAATCCTGGTAGTCCGCCAGTAGAACTAGGTGCTGCCGTGCCTGCTCCTGGAGTACCTGCTGGAGCAATCGGTGCTGATCCATTCTGGTATGTGTTAACTGTTTGTACTGCGTTGTTTAAGATACTTGTCGAATTATTAGCAACAACATTTATATTGTTTAAATTAGGTGTAAGATTAATTTCTGCAGGAGTGCTTGTTGAGTTCAACGCACTTAACGGACTTGCACTTTGGTCATAATTTATAATATCAAACCCTTCTGGATCGCCCGGAGTTACTGGGCCTTGTCCGTATTCTACTGCTTCAAAAGCTAAGGTCATTGTGTTGAAATGAGGAGCTTGACTTTGGTCATATGCTACCTGCTCGTGATTCCAACTAGTAACTAATGGGTTGATTAATTTATAACTTACATATTGCCCTTGCGCCATTTGGTATAATGTTATGTAATTAAAAAATGGAGCAGTTGCACCGTTATCTAAACCATAGTTTCCATTAATAGAACTAAAATTTTTAGTTGCTGTACGATTATATGCGCCTGGAATTGTACTGCTTCCGCTGTCACCGTAGTAATAATTAAAATAATTTTGCCACAATTGATTTATTAAACCAAGATTATCATCGTGGAATGTAATTGTTATATCTTCGTAGGTTACTTTTTGTTGAATATTTTTTTTACGATTATATTGATTAACCTTGTCTACTTGCATGGTAAATCTAGGTAAGTTTACATTCTTAACTAACATGCCTAGTACAGGTGCGTAGTTTTGTGCTAATGTAGTATTTCTAAGTGCGTTTTGATTAAGATTAATTGCAACGTGGAATAGAAACTTTTGTTTAGGACCATAAATCTGATTATTGTCCGTGAACATACGTGCCGCATGTTGCCAATCGCGAAGATCTGGCCCAGGAGCATTATTATTAAGATAACTGTTAAAAGGATTTGCCATACCAATATTTATCGAAAAAATTAACTACGCATTTAATGATTAACGATAAAAAAGCCCACCGAAGTGGGCTTTTATTATTTAAACACCACCACCAGTTAACATTGTTCCTGGAGTTGCTGGTCTTACTGGAGTTGCTGATCCAACACCTGATCCACTTGGAGTTTGTACTGCGTTGTCCATTTGGATTGTTAATGTGATTTCAGCAGGTCCTTGTTGGCTGTAATCAACTTGTTCATAGTTAGCTTGTTGTACATAGCAACCATAGCATTCCCATGTTTCAAGAATGTTAGGAGCACTAGCACCATTGCCACCGTCAAGCATTTCAATGCGTAGTGTGAACTTGTAGTCCATACCACTTGCGGCACTGCTTTGCTCGTAGAAGTCAAATTGCTTCTGCATTTGTTCGCCTACTAACTTGCTGACTGCACCTGTGCTATCATCACGTAGTTTAACTGTGATTGTTTGCCACTTTGGTTTACCAGCATAGTGTATTTGGCTGTTGTAGATAGGAATGATCTGATCTTCAAACTGTACGTTTGGACGACCAGCACTCATAACTTGTTTAGTTAGCTCAGTTGTAGGAGTAGACACACCAAAATTTTCAAATGAAATACGGAATCTGTATTTCAATTTTGGCATTAACATGCCTTGAGATGTAGCACTCTGATCTGATGCTAAAGGTATTGTGAAATTTGATAAAGCTGCGATTGCCATGTGTTTTCTCCGTTATGTTCCTAGACCTTTAATTGCGCCAGTGTTCTCTAATCTCAATGGGATATAGATAAATTCTGCGGCCTTCACTGGTTCGATCGCTACATCAAGATAAAGTTGACTTGCATCGATACGTGCAGGAGTATTATTACTTGTGTCGCAAACTACTAGATAATCGTAAAGAGCACGTTGACCAACTAGTTCTAATAATAAACTTTCTGCATGTTGTTTGATTTCATTACGAGTAATAGTATCATTAGGTTCAAACACATATGGTTTTGCCAAGATGTTGAACATACGACGTAGATAAACTACTAAACGTGCTACGTTAATACGATCTAAACTGCTTGCGGACAATTGACGTGTGTATTGACCATAAGCAACTAAACCTGTACCAGCAATAAATGTAATTGGGTTAACATGTACGCTAGCTAGTGTATCACGTTGTCCAGTATTCAATGCTACTGATTGGAATTCGCCTAAACTATCAACATAACCAACTGCTGATGCATTGGTAATGCCGCCACGACGTGTACCGGCTGGAGCAAACCATGGATAAGAAACGTTGTCGCTCAACGCGATTGTACGTAGCATCATGTGACTTGGAGGTACAGCAATATTGTTTCCAATGTTGTCTGTAGTGTATCCCCATGGGTAGTATACTGCCAAGTATGGATCTGTAGTTGTTAAACCTTGTTCGCCGTTACCTGGTGCTTTTGCTGTGTTATTACCCCATGCATTTAAACTTGTTGCATCTGGAGTTAAACGTGCTGGGCTATCGCCTAGAACGAAACTTTGAATTCCGCGATCGTAATTCAATGAAACCATTTCGTCAATTAACTCAGGATATCCTGGGCAAGCAATCAAGTTATAAGTTAATGAATCTTCATCACGTATAGCTTGGTTACTATTAATTGTTGCGGCCAATGCTTGTACAATAACTGCACGTTGCGCTTTACGTCCAAATGTTCCTGCACCGGTTGATTGGTTAGGAGCTTGACTTACCCATGCATGTGGATAGTAATAAGTTTGATTTTCGTTAGTCCAGCTACGTGGGTTCTTGCCAAGTACGTTAACATAATTCTGTACGAATTTCTTAACGTTGAAACTTGAACGACGTAGATTCCATAACAACATTCCTTTTGGATATTGTGCTGGATCTGGAGCATCAAAGTCTAAGAAGTCACTGTTCATCATTGTGATGATAGTGTCTTGTGTACCTGTTAATCCTGTGCTATTCCAACGAGCATCATGGAAAATAATACCATTTTCAGTTGTGCTGTCTGTATTATCTTTTAGCACCCATGTTAATGTGTTGATATTCCATTGATAGATATGTGGATAATTTTCTAAATCTGCTGTGCTTACCCAAATGTCGCCATGCACTAGTGCGTTACCGTTTACTTGTGTAGTTGGTGCTGTTGCACTAATGATAGGACCATTTTGGTCTGTAGCATTTGCACCAGCATAAGGACTAGTTGCTGTTACACCATAGTTAAATGCGGCACTAGTACGTGTTGTGAAGTTGTAGTTGTTTAAACCTCTCCAATGTGTACCATCATTAACCAAGATATCAACATCTGTTGTAGCTGAATTGTACCACAATGTTTGATCTGCTGTTAATGTTGTTGGAGCACTTGCGCTTGCAACGTATGTGATGCCATCATTAGATGATGTAGATAATGTTTTCCAGTTACTTGCTTGGCCAAATGTGTATACTGTTTCAGCCGCTGGAGAACTGTACAAGTTTGTAGTTGTACCTGGAGCATAAATTTTAGTTAATGGAGTATTTGAACCATCTGCAAAACGAATCGTACCACCATCATTGTGTTGAATCACTAGTTGGTTACTAGAATTTACACTAGCTATAATGTTAGTAAATCCTGCCGCGTTAATTGCACCAGCTAATGTATTTGCATCGTTAGCAACACCTGCGGCTGTGAATGATACTGTTTTACCATTATTACTGTTGTAAACACCTGATCCTGTGTAGTCGCCTAATACAGCTGATCCTGTTAGACTTTCAATAGCTGTAAATGTGTAGGTTGTTGAATTAGTAAATGTGCCAGTTTTGATAATTGCACTGGTAATAGTTGTGAAACCACTTGCATATCTACGGTGAATTTTAAAATCTGCTAGTTGTGGTGTATTTGGAGTTGCTGATGTTGAATATTCGCCATCGTTATATTTTACATATAACTGACCAACTGCAATATTTAATCCACCGCCTGTTGGATCTAGACCTGCTAATGCCGCTGTACTGTTTGAATACAATGGAGCAGATACTTGACTAAATGTTCCAGTGGTAGCATTATATTGCCATACAGCAAAACTTGCTCCTAGGTTAGGGAATGTAGATTTGATCCATACAGATCCAGTCGGACGAGGAGTGTTATCTAATAATTTGTAAGCAGGTACTTGTGTATGTGGAGCAATAGTCATTGCTGGGCAATAGTAAGTATTTGCAGAAATACCTAATGCTGTTAACATTGAACCGCTTAATGTGATATTTGTTACAGTGCCATCACAGTACAATACCAATTGGTTATTACTGTTAGCTACTGCTGTAACGCCTGGTAATTTTGTTCCAATAGTACTTACTACACCAGCTAGTGTTGTTACACCAGTTACTGTGTAAGTTGTATCAGATTCAACAGATGTCATGCTAGAACCGCTAGCAGTTGACAATACAAATGGAGCGCCGTTTACAGTTGTACTGATAGAGAATGTATTAGTACCTAATGATGCAACATAGTATGTTGTACCAGATACAATGTTACCGTATACAGTTCCGCCGAATACAATTGGGTCACCAACAATTAATTTTGTACCAGCGTTGGCCGCTGTAATTACGTTAGTAGGAGCAAATCCTACGCTAGTAATAGTACCAGTTGCACTTGCGGCGCCTGCTGTTAAAGTTAATGCTGTTCCGCCAGCTGTAGTACTAATTTGGAAACTTGAACCACTTAGTCCTGATGATAAAACATAATATCTTGTGTTGGCTGTAACACCGTTAAATGATGTACCAAATACAACAATGTCGCCAGCAAGTAATGTGTTTGTAGCAGTAATATTACTTGTAGTTGTTGCTGTCACAGTAAGTGTTGTTGGTGCAGTAGTATTTGTTGGAGTAACTGATACTGTCGGTGTTGGAGTAGCCGCAATAGTCAATGACAAAGCACTTGTAATACTTGGGCTACTAATAGTTCCCTGTACTGTTGGCCAGCTAGCTGTCCATGCGTTAGAACCAACTTCAACCCATGTACCTGCGTAATTTTTAAAGAATAACTTGTTCAATGTAGTAGTTGATACCATGGCATATGAACCAATAGCACCAATACTTGTTAATGGAGCACCAGAACCGTCTAATTTAGTAGAATCAGTAATTACAGTTGGAATCTTGTTAGTAAATGTTTGGCCACCGGTTGTAGTTGCTGGGTTAGCATTCCATTCAAACACACCAAATGCTGTATCTGTTGTATCGAACCAATATGTGCCAGCAGTTGGAGATCCTGCAGGAATAGTTGCTGAACCAATTAACTGTTTTGTGTCAATATCAGCACGTACTACATACGCACGACTACTTACTCCTAGGAAACTATGAACTGCTTGTAAACCATATTCATTAATTTCGCCTGCGTGTACTGGGTTGTTACTAGCGTCAGTTTGGAAAAAAGGTGTACCAAATGCAGTGCCTAAATCTAACTGACTAGTTAAAAGGTAAACGTTTCCAGCATTAGCTTGTTGTGTTCCAGTGGCAACTCCTGTGCCAGATGAATTTTGTTTGTCTTGCTCTGTAGCAACGATAACGAGTGGTGTAGTGCCAGGTGCGGCAGGAGTATAAAAACTCTCGTCTACTACCGTAACTGCTACGCCTGGTGAATTTAATGTGGCCATGTATATAATCTCCGATGAATACAAGTTCTTAATGTATTTATAGCCAATTGGTAAATTTGAGCCGGTAATAGCCATATAAAAAGGCGCAGAAAAGGCTTAAATATTCAATGCGACCACTATGTTCGTGCGGAAGGGCACCTGTAGCTATCAATTATTATAAGAACGGACAGGCTTATTATAGAAGCGTGTGCGGTAGTTGTTTGCGAGGTGTTAAATTGCCTAGGTGGCAACAAGCCGGGTACAAACTAAAAAACACTTGCGACAAATGTGGGTTTAAAAGCCCACACCGCGAAGTGTTTAATGTATTTCATGTGGACGGCGATTTAAACAACTGCCGTCACGATAATTTAAAAACTATATGTGCAAATTGCCAGCGTGTTCTTCATAAAGAAGGGATTCGTTGGCGTCAGGGAGACCTTGTGCCAGACCTATAAGGCTCTTAACCTGGGTGTATAAGTCGTCGATAGTTTCGTTATTATCTAGTGTATAGTCAAATTTAGTGCCAACCCATGCTGTTTCGCTAGCGTGAATTCCGATAGTTTTTAGTTTTTCTTGAAACATTTCAAGCCCATCGTTGGCATATTTTGCTACTTCATACCACTCGGGTTCTGGCCCACGAACTACACGAATTACAATACCGCCCGCATCTTTGATTGATTTAATTTCATTAGGAAAACGACAGTCACTGATAACAATGTCATCTTTGCTGTTACGGAGTTTATTTTCTAAGCTGGCAATCCAGATATCATCGTGGAATGCTTTGCGGCATACTTCTGTACCCCAATATTGTAGTACCCAACGTGGAGTAAGATTAGGCATGTTCAAACGTTCTGCCCACCATGGATCAACTTGTTCGCGCCATTCGCGAGCTTGTTTTGTGCGTCCTTCCAGCATAGTGCGATCCCAACCGAACACTTGCGCCACTGCATCTTTTAGTGAATTTGCAAACGATTCTCGACGAAAACCGTGAAAGTTAGTAAGATAATCGGCAATAGTATCTTTGCCAGAACCAATAAAACCGCACACACCTATAATCATAGAGCCCCCTAATTTAGCTCTAGTATATAACAGTTTTGTTACAAGGTCAAGACTTTTTTAACCAAGAATAAATGCGTAGCCAGTACCGCCAGCAATTAAATTATCCAATTCTTTATCTAATTTTTCAATTTCAGCTTTGGCATCTGTTAACAATGCAGTACCATTCAATTGAATTGCAGTCTGTGGGCCAGCAATACTGGTAAATTTACTACGTGCTTCGCCTAAGATTGATTTAGAAACTGCCAGGGTGTAGTCATACAACCATTGCTTGGCATAAACATCTTGTAGTAAAACAAAATCTGGACGGAAATTGTTTGTTCTAATTAAAACTTGTTCGCCTTCTGCAAATGGACGTTGTAGAAGCGTGAGCATGTGCTTTGTTGGATTCCACGCAAATTCAATATAGCTACCAAAAATACGTCCCAACAACTTTTGATAACCGCTATACATTTCGTAAGTAGCAATACCACCTAGTTGAGTAGTATTCATTAGATAGGTATTTGTATAGGCCAAGTTAAATGGTTCAAATAAACTACCACCGGCACCTTGCCCTGTTCTACTACCCACGCTACGTCGGAATACAGTCATTACACTGATAACTTCATCGGGTAAAATATACTCGTTTTGATCTACAAATAATTCTAAAAATATGTAGCTTTCTTCTACAGAATTTGGGCTACGCTGACGAAATTTAGTTAATGCTCGGTTTAACGCTATCTCGTAATGCTTAGGATCCAGTTCTACTTCGACCATACCATCACCTAACATAGTTTTGACATAGTCAAATACCTTGTTACGTTCAAGCGTAGCGTTAGAATCTGTAGGGTTTGTTGGGTAACTATCAGCCATTATTTGTTCTCCTTACATATTTATCGTTAATAGGTTAACAAACTATTTTCAAAAATATTTATATAAATATTTACATAAATATTTTTAAAGGATACAAT